ACTTGCGCCATCTAATGAACCATTTGTTGAAAGGTCTGTAGTTAAACCTGTGTTTGCATTATATCCTCCTTGGAACAATCCAACTCCAGCAACAGCAGCCTCTAACTGAGCAACATTGACCGCGTCTGTAGAATCAGAACCAGCTTGTAAGTGCTTAATTCTATTTTCACTACCAGAAGATCCCATGTTTACAACACCTTCAGCTTTACCCCATTGGTTTAGATGTACATTTTGATATAATATTTTTTCATTTGCAGTTCCATCTACACCTACTAAGAAGTCTGCGGCAGGATCAATAGTTGTAACTGTAGTTAATTCAGATAAGTCCAGATTAACTGTAACAGTGTCTGTTGCGCTTGCCACAGTGTCAATACCTGCTGAACCTAAAATAGATACAGTATTTCCATTAGTTATTGTTTGAGTAGTCCCAGTGTCACCAGCTAAAAAGAATGACGACATTGAACCAGTACCACCAGTATAAGCTATTGTTACCGTTCCACTACCATTATTTGTAGTAGATATATTAGAACCAGCAGCTATAGTTATAGTGTCTGTGTTTGTGATTGTAGAATTACTACCAGACGATGCTGCTAATGTTATACTATCAAAAGGCTTAACGTTTGTAATTGTAAGAGTGTCTGTTGCGCTTGCTACAGTAGTAATACCATTCCCTTGAACAAATGACGCTGTATTACCATTAGTAATAGTTTGCGAAGTACCGCTTGAGCCAGCAAGTGTCCAGGAAGTCATTGTTCCTGCGCCACCGTCAGATGCCGCTGTAATTCTACCTTTTGCGTCAACTGTAATATTAGCAGACGTATATGAGCCAGCAGTTACCGCGGTGTCATCTAAATCAATCGTAACAGTATCTGTTGCGCCTACAACAGTTGATATATTGCCTGGAGTTCCAGCTATTGTAACAGTGTTACCACTTGCTATTAACTGTGAAGTACCGCTATCTCCGTCTAATGTAAATGAATAATTTTCTGCACTTGGGAAAGTAATAGTTTCTACATCTACAGATGTGACATGACCAGTAGAGTTTGTTGTAACACTACCAATAACAGTAACTGTACCACCATAACCAGGGCTAACTGAAGATGCTGTGTCAGTTCTTGCGGTAAGATCGTGATTTAAAGTTACATCACCACTTGAACCACCACCATTTAAATAAGTCCCAGGATTTACTGCCGTAATATCACCTTGTGGAATAGCTGGGAAAGTTACTAAATCTCCTTCACCATTTACATACTGAGATGAATTACCTTGCCAAATCATTGTGCATGTTCCGAACGTAGTAATATTGTTGGAAGCAACATTTAAAGAAGTTCCGTCTGTAACAACATTTACAGAAGTAACACTACCAGATCCAGACCCTGTACCGATTGTTACCCAGTTATTTGAACCAGTATGGTACTTTAATATATCTAAATCAGTTCTATATATTAATTGACCTTCGCCGGCTAACCCCTGTGGATCAGAAGTTACGTTGTCTACTTTAAAATCTTTTAATTGATTATTGCTTAAATTAATATTTGCTAAATATGATATTGCCATGTTTCTTTAATTAAATGTTACTGTTCCTGTAATTAAGTCTGTAAAAGTTAAAGTACATTGATTTAAACTATTGTACGTTACTTCTGCAAAAACTTCCTTATTTGTTCCACTTTCAAAAACAGATACCGCTGGGTATTTGTTTAAATTATGTGTTATTATATAAGACAGGTTATTCCCTGGTAAGCTAAATGTAAAATTCTTATCAGAACTCCCCCCTGCATTATGCTCCAACAAAGATATAAAATAATCTTTACTTGCTGTTAAGCTACCACCCCCAGCTTTAAAGGTTAAATTTATAGCATATTGCTCACTTGTTCCTTTTTGAGTAGCTGAGTTCCAAGTATATATTGCCCAGTTTTTTATATCATCACATTGAGTTAATAAAACGTCTGAACCAACAAATGCATTTGTAAAATAATCTGTAACAGTTATTGTTTGGCTTCTTGTATCATATATACTTACATTAAAAGTAGTTATAGAGCTTAAAAGCACAGATGCTGCTGCTCCATTGTTAAACTGTATCGAACCTCTACTATAAGTGCTAGTGTCATCGTAAGTGTAACGTAAGTTTTGCGCCTGCCCTCCAATTTTATTAATAAACTTAGCAACAGCTCCTGCTGTAAAGTTTTTAGTTTGCATATTGTTCTGAGAATCAGAACCAATCCATTTGTCAGCAGCTACTACGTCTACATCATTTTTATATGTACTTATTCTTGCCATTTATTATTTTTTTCCTATTGATTTTCCCTTCTCGTAGCTACGCCCACCAAAGTATGATGCTATTACTGTTAATAAAACAATTTGAAGCAACTCTTTCCACTCGTCGTCTACTGCAAAGGTAATAAATCCAGAGTCAATAAATATAAGCAACATAGTGCATACAATTACAAATATTAAAACTAAAGGCCTTACTGACTTAGAAAGCTTGCTGTCAGAAGTCATGTCTGCCTTCCATCTTTCTGAAATTTCTTTCATTTCAACTTGCTGATGGTCATATATCATTTGCTGCAACTTAACCTTATCCTCAGCAGGAACATCAGCTTTAGTTATTTCTGCTAATGCTTCTTGCGGAGAGGTAACCCCTTCAAGCACCTTCCCCAAAGTAGGATTTATGGTAGAAGCAACCCCTAGTAATAATTTACCAACAGTAGTTTCTTTAAATTTTTTTTTCTTTTTTTCCATAATTAACACTTCCATCTTCTACGAGCTTGTCTAATTCTCGAGTTCGGATTATTTCTAGTTTTAGCGCTTGATCTTTTTAATTGACCTAAACTTCTGGCGCAATAAGATTTTCTTCTTCTAGCTCTTTTGCTCCCAGGTTTTACCTTACCAGTAACAGCAGTTTTTAACTTACTGCCTGGATTAGCCCTTCTATATGCAGCTACACCTTTCTTAGTCATACCTGCGCCCTTTTTTGTAGGGCGATAGTTTGCGTTTTTTCCTTTAGTAGTTTTTCTTATTGCCATTACCTTACACCTTTAACATTTCTAACAAACTGCTTTCCTTTTGCTCCCTCTTTCTTTTTCTTTTTTGCTGTAGCCGCAAGCTTTCGTTTAGATAATCTACGAGCTTTAGCCAAAGGCAAACAACGGTCTGGGTTCTTTTTGTTTTTAGATGTACCACATGGCCCTTTTATTTTACCATCAGTTCCAATACGAACCCACTTCTCTTCTCTCCATTTTTTTAACTCCCCCATTACTTACTTTTTTTTGCGTAATTTGGATCTTTACAATATTTACTTGCTGCCATGTTTGCATATGCAGACGGATATTTATCAAATGTTCTTTTAGCCCAAGCTATACCAGCTGAACAAATTTTATTTCCTTTTTTTTTAGTTCTACCTGCCATATTAAATAACTTTATATTTTGTTTTACCGCCTTCTTTATAAGCTTTTAAACACCTGTTTCTATTATCTTCATCAGAAACATATGAAACATGAATCCAATTAGGGTTAGTGTCTGTTCCGAACTCCCATATTAATTGGTCAAAGTTTAAATTATCTTTTATCCAATGGTACATTTCAGAATTAGTTTTATACCCATAAACATCATCTAAATCCATAGCTTGACCTTTTATGTGTTGGCTAGAAGAAGATCCTTTAATAGCTTCATTTAAAGCCGGTGACCTAAACATACTACTAATTTTTATTGGCCCTCCAGCCCATTCTCTTAATGGTTCAAATATTTTTTCAGCAGTAATTTTCATAGCCTCAACATGAGATGGACTTGGCGTATTATCTATGCCTTTTCTTTTTGCTGTATTTGAATGAATTGCTTCAGCATAAGTTATATGTTCAGATATTTTTTTCATAATTATTTATTCTGCAATCTTTTTTCACCCTTCTTCATTTTACTTGTAATGGATTTGCCTCTTATTTTGCTAACCTTTTTTCTTGTGCATTTTCCTTTTGAATTGCACTTTTGCAGTATATAAGTTCCGTCAGCATTTTTTTTAATTTGCTTCCATCTTTCAGTTGCTCTTCCTTTTTTATTGCTTCTATATTTTAATTTGCTAATCTTAGAGCCGTCACTTTTTGACACATAAGATTTGCTTTTAAATTTTTCAGTGTTTTTGCCTCCCTTCTTGCCCTTCATCTTTACTAAGCTTCTCTTGCTTACTTTGTATTTATCACTCATAATCTAAAATTTAATCCAACCGAGCTTTGGTGTAATTCTGAATCCCAAAACTTAGTGTATTCTCCTTCTATAAAGATACCCAATGTTTTTGATATTTTCCAGCCAAAAATTATACCTGCTTGATAATCGCTCCACTGTTCTAGAGTAGAATCTTCAACTAAACCTCCTTCACCCCAATTATTCCTATTTAAATAAGAACATTTTTCATCTCCTTGTATGTATTTATGATATGGTAATATCCAATTTCCATAAGCGTGCATCCAAAAGTTTTTAGTGTAAGTGTAATAATCAAATCCAACAATAGGAGCTATTTCTCCAAAAGCATCCAATGTACTCCAGACTTGTTGGTTGTAATCATTCATTAATTGACCAAAAATTAAATCTCTAAACTGAACGTCAGTATTAGCTACAACTTCTCCACTACTATCTATCCAATACCAATCATATGTTTGGTTTCCGTAAGAGTCTGTTTGTGTGTAGCCTATATCTTCATATCCATACTGGTAGCCTAAGCTGTACCAAGGGTTTGATGGAAATCCGTTTTCATCTACTTCGTTTAACCATACTTCTATTGGATTATACCCATAAGCTTTAATATGCGTTCTATATATTGCACCTGCTGATATAGATAATTTTTTACCAATCGGTAACCGAAAACGAGCTTCAGCAGACATATACTTAAAATCAACATTACCCTCTTCTCTTTGTTCGAGCTTGATAATGTGATGTTTTCCGGTGTGTCTGATAAAAAATCTTGAGTTAGTAAATTCATCACCTCTTTGTCTTTCTTTTTCAAAATGCAAAAGATACTCAAAACCTTGTACCGCTGCTGTTGGAGCTGACAAAGCCTTATTAGTTTCTGTCCCATCGTAATATTGTTTTGGTTTTATTTCGTAATCAAATCTAGCAAGCTTTCTTATTCCAAAACCTATTCTGTAATCAAAAGGATTATATTGAGTTTGATCAATAACTTCCGGTATAGCATACAAATTGTCTGGATTTGTTCTGACAAAATAATCTGGATATGGACTTTCAAAAGAATTTCCTATATCTCCAGCTGCGTATATTGTAGCATACTTAAAAATTTTTTTATAAATTTTTTCAGTAAAAACTTTAAATTTGTAATTACGCACTAATTTTTTTTCAAGCTTTGGGTCTTCTTTAATAACCTGTGAGTTAAGTGTGAAGCTTAAAAATATTAATAATAAAGTTATATATCTTTTCATGTCCTTGGGGTTGTAAATGTATGTAAGCAAAACAAAACTAATGTTGAAAACAACACCCCCAACACAGCATGGTCATTCTGTGTGTATTTAGGTTTTTCTTTTCTTTCCCAGGAAGGCTTAGAAGAGCCGCAGGTAAATAAAAAAAACATTAAAAATATAATAAAAAATTTTTTCATGTTTAAAATTTACTTTCAATAATTTTATCAATTTTTTTATTTATTAATTCTATAGTGTTTTCTGGAAGTTTTAATGATATTCCGCTTTCAATCCTAATTATTTCATCTTCGTTATGATATAAAACAACTGTTGGAAGATATTTAATATTTTCTTTATCAAAAATCTTTTTGTGTTCTGTAATGCAAAACTTATGTGTGTTATAATCTTTAAACGATTTTAAAGATATTTCTGAATCTTTTGTAAACGGAGCGCTATATTGAACAATCGAAATGTCTTGTTTGTATTCTTGCGCATTAAGACTGCAAAAGCAAAAAGCAAAAAATAAAGTCCATAATCTCATCGTTCTTTTGTTAATTCAAATATTCTTGTTTCTAAAAGCTTTAAACTTTCTTTCATCTCCTTAACATCTTCTTGAGTTGTCATTATTGCGTCACGAATAATTTGATCTTTATATGTAAATTCAGTTTTAGTAACTTCTGGTTTTGGCATTTCCATAGCCCTAGCTATGTCTGCTTTTAATATAAAATACATACTACTCAACGAAACAGCAAAGCCTACAATCATTGAGATAGTTTTCAAATCTAAAGTGAGTTCTGTGTTTTCGCTAATTTTTTGTGCCATTTTTTTATATTACCAGATTCCTACACAATTATTTTGAGCCGCAGCGTCTGTACCAGTTTTATATAATTGTAATACTTGAACAGGTAAATAATCTCCTACAGGAAAATTACTAAATGTTACTATACTACCAGCGGTTGTTTTTACCTTAACATCAACAAAAGAAGTTGCTACTGTCATTGTTGATTCACTGCTTCCTACATATAACAAGCATCCTTCTGAAGAATCTAAAGAAGCACCATTGTTTAAGAATATTTTATAATTTTCTGGAGAGGTAAATATATCTGCGCTTAAAACTAAAATTGTAGAGGTTTCTACTTCTGTAACTAAAGCTGAGGTGTTGTCTGAAGTGTTATAAACTACGTCGTTTACTCTAACAGAGCTAAAATCAGCTCCTACGTCTACTAATTTATTAGCAGTAGTTGCTGTAGTTGTTCCTGTAATAGTTTCAATACCAGGTGCTGGTATTAAAATAGTATCACTTGCTATAAGCGATTCTGTTAAACCGGTATTAACGGTAATTTTTGGATATGCCATTTTTTTTTATTTGAGGGTTAAAAATCTCTTACTTGCTGTATGGAAATTTTCTATTTAAAGAATCTCTCCTTTCGCTGCACCCACAGGGTTTACCTGTTGCTTTTTCATAAGCTTTGGCTACATGATGCGCACCTACAGCGTGCGCTACTTTGTGAACAGTGTCACCAAATCCTCTAGATCTAATGTTTTTTGATTTACTAGTTTTCATATATTATTTTTTACAAGTGCAAAATTTGTTAGGGCATTTTTCAACATTCTTAAAACTTATACATAAAAGTATAGCGTTCCACCAACATTGAAATTTACACCACTGAACTTGCATCCACTGTCCTATTTTTATAAATAATTTACCCATGTCTTAAAGGATTGTATTTTGGATAAACTTTAACATGCTGAACGGTTTCTTTTAAATTAACCTCAACAGGTTTTGTTTTATCGTGTTTTTTAACTACTTCTTTTTTTACTGGCTTCTTTAATTTAGAAGCGGTTTTTTTGACTACTTTCTTTTTTGCCATTATATTTAATTTAAATTACTTTCTCTTAAAGCCGCCCTTAGAGCCTTTTCCTCTACCGGCTTTTATTCTTGCATTTACAGCAGCAGCTTTACGAGGGTATCTTTTGGTTACAGATTGGCTTAGCGCACTGCTCCTTTTAGCCTTACCCTTTACCTTTTTTAGTTTAGGGTTTTTCTTTTTAGCTTTAGCACTCGCTTTTCTTGAAGCTGAAGCCAAAATAGCAGAGGCTGCTTTTTTTGAGTAACCTCCTTTTTTTGCAATTTTTGCCGCTACTTTTTTAAAACTCATAATATTATTTTAAATAATCGTGAGTTTTCCAAGTAGATGAATGTCTGTATGACATTGATTTGTCAGCACCATAAGCGTGCTTGTACATTTTCTTTGACATAGCTTTACTTTCATCTCTTCTGCTTTTAAAAGATTGAGATTTTTTTCCATGTCTAGCTCCTAAAGACTCGTCTAGTCTTGCATTATAACCTTGTTTCATGATTGAATTTTTTAAATTAATAACTATTTACAAATATAATAATAAAAAACATTAGCAATTTAGTTCCATGTTCCATCAAACCTACTTAGAACTTTGCCAACTTTTTTTAACACTTTCCCTGCTTTTGTTTTTTTCCTTGACTTTCTCTCCTTAGCTTTTTGTATTCTACTCGCTCTTTCCAAACTATTTTTACTTTTAGTTTGTATCATGCATTTTTTACGCTTAGTTTTGTCTTTAGGAAATTTTTCCGCACAAGTTTTTTTGTCTGCCATAACTATCTTCTTCTTCTTCTTGATCTTCTTTTAGGCTTATTAACCGCACATCCAGTAACCCTTCCGCTTCTGTTTCTTACAGGTCTTGCTCCTCTTCCGCAAGTAATTCCTCTTGCTTTACTTCTAAGCTTTCTTGCCTTATCTGACTTTCTTTCAGCTCTTTTAAATTTTCCTTTGCTTCTTAGTTTAGAAGCTTTTGCACTTTTTCTATCCGCTCTTCGCATGAGCCTATCATATCGTGACATATCTTATGGTTTTTTGGGTTAGTTTATTTTTTATACTTTGAAGACTTTGCTCCTTTACTCATTTTTAAAACTTTTCTAGCAATAGCTTTTGTTTTTCTTGCCACTTTTTTAGAAGCTTTGTTTACTTTAGACACAGTTCTTTTTTGTCCAGAGCTTAACTTCATCCCCTTTGTTGTTCTAAGTTTTTTATACTTAGCAGGGCCTAGCTCTTTTAATAGTTTTTTTGAACCCTTACTAATAACCTTATTGGCTTTAGCTATTTTTTTCTTTTTTCTATCAATAGCTTTTCCTTTACGAGCAGCTTTTTTTGATGGCGGTCTACCTACTTTTGTTCCGTACGTTCCTTTTCCTTGTGGCATGATTATTTATTTTTAAATTATTAACTGTTTTTTCTTAGTCTTCTTGCTGGTGTTTTTTTAACTACCTTCTTTTTAGGATAAGATCTTTTTGCTGTAACAGCTTTAGCTACATTACCTACAGCTTTAGCAGCTCCGCTAATTCTACCGCTTTTGACGTTTTTATAAACATCGTATCCAGCCTTTGCGATTTTACCCAGCTTGCTTCCTTTAATTTTGTCAACTTTCTTTTTTACTTTATTTGCAACGTTTTTACCCTTTACAATAGCTCTACCTGCTCCAGTTTTGCCTGTTTTTTTAATCTTTGCTGCTCTAGCTGCAACTCTTTTAGCTCTTTTAGTCTTACCCTTTGCTGCAAGCTTTTTTGCTCTTGCTGTTTTTTTAGCAGCAGACTTAGCCGCAGTCTTACTCATTCTCGCCATATTATAAAGTTTTAAAAAATTAGTTTTATATTTACACAAAGATAAGAATTTAATTCAATGAAATTTAAAGGTGTGTATCCTCGAAAGAATACTACAAGAACTCCACCAGATAATGACTTTTTAAAATACTGGAGGGTCATAAGATACTGGGCTAAAGCTAAATACGAACTAAGCACTCCAGACTTAGATATGCTTTTCTTCTTATACAGCGAACAAATATTCAATAAAAGTCAGTTTAAAGAATATGGAGAAATAATGTCTTGGGATGTTAATAGGTTTTCTAGTTTATTAAAAAGAGAATGGATTCATGTGTGGAGAAAAAGAAAAGGCTCTGAAACAACTTTATACGAACTTACATACAAAGCTAAAAGAGCAATAAATAATATATACAAAAAATTAAACGGAGAAGAAATATCCGAATCTTCACAAACCAATCCTCTATTTAGGCATGATGCTAGTTATATGGATAAGGTATACAGAAACATGATAAAAGAAATTAATAAAGAAATTAAGTCTTAAACTTTTCTTCGCCTGCCCATTTGAGATGCTTTAGAAGAAGACACCTTACCTACTACCGCGTGCTTATTAAAAAAAGGGGAGGGGTTGTTTTTAATCTCTTTATTGGCTGAACCTGTGTATTTTTTGTTTCTTTTTTTTGGCTTTTTTTTAGACATAATAAAATTATAAAACTATTACAACATCTCTTTCTGATATAATAGTATACGTTTCTTGATTTATAATCATAGAATGCCCTGCATTTTTATCGTAATATATTAAGTCGTCTGTATCTACAACATTAACATCTGTGCCTGGCTTAACTATTATTCCTTTTTTATACCTAAACTCTCCTACGTCTGTGGCTGAAAGTAAAAGTCCGGAAGAAGATTTTATTTCTTCAGCAATAGTTTTTATAATTATGTATTTTCCTACTGGTTTCATTCTATTGATTTTTTATTTATAACTATTGGAGAAGAGTCTTTGTGTGTGGAAACAAAATAAACAACATCGTTTTCCATTATAATAACTGGTTTATCCTTAAATATTTTAGGATAATGAGTTCTTACATATTTTTCTATCTTACTTTCCATCTTCTACTCTTGCGTGTGTTACTATTGCGTTAGTTGTTAATATTGTAGTAGATACGCTTATGGAGTTTTGTAGCGCTGTCTTAGTTACTTTTAAAGGATCGATTACACCCATCTTAAACATATCTCCATACTTTTCGTTCTTAACATCATAACCTTTAAAATTACTGATTTTTTTCGACTTTGAGTTAAGCGCTTTTGAGTAACATTCTTTAAAATCTAATCCAGCGTTCTCTAATATTTGAAGTAGCGGTATTTTCAATGCTTGCTTTAAAATTTTAATAGCTGTTTCAAAATCTTTATTACCCTTTCCATTAGACCCTAATAACTCAGAAACATAGAAAAGTGACAACCCTGCTCCGGCTACTATTCCTTCTTCCAGTGCGGAACGCACTGCACACACCGCGTCTTCAACGCGGTCAAATTTTTCTTTTTGCTCTACATCAGAGTTACCTCCTACATATATAGCGCCTATAGAACCAGACAAGCTTGCTATTCTTTCGTTTATAAACTCTCTATCTGAAACTATATCTGTATTTTCTTGCTGAACTCTAAGCTCTGCTATTCGTTTTTCTATCTCACTTGTCATTTGATCGCTCTTAATTATTACTGTTTGGTTTTTACCAGCAATAATTTTATCAGCATGACCAAGGTCACTCATAGTTATCAAGCTCAAATCATCTCCAGTTTTTTCTGAAAAATACTTTCCCCCAACAGACAACGCAATGTCTTGCATAAGCTCGTGTTGTTTATAGCCAAAGTTAGGCGGTATAATATTACATAGCTTAAGTCCGTTACGCACTACGTTTGCTGCTAGGGTATTCACAACATTGGTAGAGCAAGAACCAATGATGAGAAGTTTTTTGTTTTGTTGTATTATAGGTTTTAGCACATTCTCTATTTGAAGTATGTTGCTTATCTCTTGGTCACATACTAATATAAGAACATCCTCTAAAATACACTCGTCGTTTTTTTGATTTGTTATAAATAAATTAGAAGAGTAACCTCTGGCTACTTTTATTCCGTTAGTAATAGTAGCATAAGTTTCATGATTCATAGAATTTTCTACTGTTACAATACCATTACGACCAACTTTTTTATAAGCGTCTGCAATTATACCTCCCAAAAACGAATCGTTATTAGATGATATAGTAGCAACGTCTTTAAGTCTGTCATCATTTATTTGTTTACTACACTTTTTTAATGCTTCAAACAAAAAAGGGATATGAGATTTTATATATCTAACAAGCTCCGTTACATTATTGTCTGAAGTTATATGTTCTTCACCAGCCTTTATTAATGCTTCTGTTAATACAATAGCTGTAGTTGTTCCATCACCAGCAGCATTTGCGGTTCGCCTGGCGGCATCCTTCATCATCTGTATAGATAAGTTCTCTACCGGATCTAATAAAGCTATTGACTCAGCTACAGTAACACCGTCTTTAGTAATAGTTATTCCGTTTGTGTGATTAGGAGATTCAATTAAAACAGTTTTACCGCGTGGGCCTAACGTACTTTTAACTGCTTTAGAAATTTTTGTGATTCCAGAAATTAATCTTGCTCGTGCTGATTCATCGAAAGATAAATCTTTAGGGATATAGTTGCTCATTTTAATAAATTTAATTTAAACAAATATACAAATTATTTTTAAAATAATATATGACGATGTCATAAAAAATTATCAATACACAGCATATATATTTTATACATTATATATATTTTTTTTGCTGTATAAATTTATTATTTTTTCGACATTTTCGACATTATTAAAAAAAAGTAATATAAATAGTTATAAATCAGTTAGTTATGAAATGTCGATTTTTATTTTAGTTAGCATAGTAGTGTCGATTATAATACATTGGGTATAAAAAAAGAGAACCTATTAAGATTCTCTCTTTAACAAAACAAAATAAAGGTATATTAAAAATACAATTCGTTAAATTTCTTTTTGTTTTCTGCAACTTGAATACCTTCTGCAATTTGATTAATGCGTCTGTCATTCTTTACAGCTCTTTTTATAGAAGCCGCTTTTTGAATACCAGTCATTGAATCCGGTCTATCGTTAATTAGTCTACCGTTCTTTACATAAAGTCCGTTTACAAAATCATTTGGGTTTAAGTTTTTATAATGCATAGCTTCCTATTTAAAGTTCAACTACAAATATAGTGAAAATTATTTTTTCGGTTTAGATATGTAGGGGGTGAGGGTAATATATCATATCACGCGCGCGCCACGCCCACAGAAACTGATTTTTTTTAAAAAAAAATTCCTACTTTCAAAAAATTTTTTTCCAACTTTTTAGCGTTTTTTCTCACGCACCGCGACCGCTCCAGCCGTCCAACTGCACCAGCTCCAGCCGTCCCACGTTTCACGCTCAGACGAGGGAAGCCGTCCCACGATACCCCCAGCGCACCAGCTCACACCACACAAAAGAGAGTATTTAAATAGATCATTTGTTAAAATTTTAACATTAGATCATTTAACACAAGGCAACAGGTTGAAGGTTATACCCCAGCGAAACGCCCAAATAATAAACATTTACTATTTAGAATCGTTCTAAATTTCATCTGTAAGTTGCTGTAAATCAATGAGTTACAAGCGCAGTTTGTTTGCATCTATTGTATGAGCTTGGAAATGTCATTTTGTATTGTATCTTTGGACAAAATTTAAACATTATTTGAACATTATGAAAACATTAAAAGATTTATTCGAAGTATTAGCAGAAGCGACAAAGGAAAACGGCGACACCTCAAACCATTGGTTTATAAATTTCAGTGGTCACGTTAATAAAATCAGCGTAAAACATTACGACACTGGCTGGAAAAGAGATGGAAACGGACACGCCCAAGAATGTGAACAAACCCTTGACGCAGAAGGGATTCAAGCCGTTTATTGGTTTGTTAAAACTCGTCTAAGAGGGTTTTAATAACTCTCAAACCCTCAACGCCTCGCACTGAAATAAATGCGGGGTTTTGGTGGTAAATAACATTACTAAATTTTAAAAATATGTTGAAAACAAATTCAAAAAAGTATTTAGAAAATATGCACAATTTTGTTTGCTCTGCGATTGATTGCCCAGCAACAAAACCAGCGGACAAAATCAAATTTTTATTTGAGTGCTACGAATCCGAATTTAATCACGAATATAACAAGCGCAGACACCCCAACGCCCAAGAGCGTTTTGCTAATTGGTTGGCTGGTTTGCCTTCTGCAATTTCTTTGCCTTGCTATTACTCTGAGATTTTAGACCTTGCAAAATGGTTGCAAGAGGTGGACGAATACCCAAAGCGCACAGAGTCCCAAATTTTAAACAACTTTTACAATTTTATGGCGTACCACATTTTGAAAATTAAAAGCCGTTACAATGTTTAAAACCATAGACAAAGACAATCATTTAAATTGGTTGTGTGCAGATTCTACCCAGCACAGACCACACCTCCAGCGCTCAGAAACTGACGCGCGTTATATCAATAATTTTGATACTACTCAGCACGTTGAGGAATTTTACAAAGACGAAGCAGAGGCACACGCGCAAGGGTTACCGACCTACGGCGAAAAATATTGGGTGCAAAATGATTTTTGCCTTGCCTATTGGCTGGAGCGTAAACGAGTGGAAACGCGCCTAAAAAATCAGATAGGAGAAGAAAAATTCTACAAAGCAAAATATATAAATAAGATTGAGAAATTAATTTCTTCAGATGCTGAGGTTTTGAGATTGCAGAGAGAGAACAAAAAAGCATACGAGCGAGAGAATCCAAACCCTAAAAGCTTCGACTATTCAAAATTCACAAATAAAGAAACAAAACAAATACAAACCAGCGAACAATTAAGTTTGTTCGCATAATTCTAAAACTATGCAAATTGAAATGTTAAAAATCAAATTAGTAAAAAACCCAAACACAAAAACAACCTACCTCGAAGAATCTCGAGGCGTTGAAGAAATCACAGAAACGCAATACAAAAATATTTGTTCTGATGATACATTGAAATGGTTTAGGCGTTTAGGTGGCTCTGAATCTGCTCAGCGTGGATACACTTGCAGAGGTTACAGAGTTGTCAAGCTGACAAGCACCAGCCCAAACAAACAAAGCAAAACAATAAGAGAATTTAAATTTAATTAAAAAATCATGCAACACGAAAAATTTATTGAAATGTCAGACCTCGGAAACGAGCGCAACCAATCGCAAAGCTACTACGAAAGATTTGTTAATTTCTTTGTAGAAAATGAATTGCTGGACGAAAATGAAACCAGCGAGTTAATCGACCGAATTGAATCATTTATCCAGCAAGAAGTTGGCGAAATGATTGAGGAGAGGCACGACCAATTTATTAACTTTAATATAGAAGAATGAGAAAAATAGTTCTAATGATCCTTTGTCTGCTGGTGGTAACGCCAAGCGTTAGCAGTTGTGCGACAAACCGAAAATGTAAAGCCGTTAAAATGAAAAAGAAATGGGCGAAGAAAAACTATTGGAAACCTAAAAAACATAAACGCAGATGATAAACGAAATAACCTTACTCAGACGGATGATTTATTTATATAAGTATCCAGCTAACAAACAAGAGTTTGAACGCGCGAGAAAGCATCTAAATAAGGTGCATAGTAAATACGGAACAATAGACATAAGTATAATTAATCAATTAATAAAATGAAAAAAGAAGATTTAAAAGTAACTTCAATAAGATATTTCGAAACTCGAAGAGGTTTGGGGTATAAATGTAGCACCAATATAAAAAGCATTGAGATTTGGAATGATGGCAACGGAGGTGGAACATACTTAGTTGGGTATGTTGATACAAAACGCCTTCCTCAGCCATACAATGAGGAGCAGTTGGAAAATCTAATTGATGACTATGAATTCCAGCAAACGGCATCAAAAAAATTACTTGAAAAAATTTGGGGTTATTGTAAGCACACCCATAACGACCAAGATTATAAAGACTTGCAAGAGTTTTCAGCAGACGAATTAAAAGAAATATTAAACGACTTAAAAACACAATAATAAAATTAAAATTATGGAAGCATTAAATCAAATTGAAGAAAAATTGAAGTCCAATTCAAAAAAAGAAATTAGGGAATTAGTAGAAAATTTTCTTGATGACGTGGACAAAAACCTAAACAAAAAGTATGGTGGCATAATGTCAAATGACTCTTTTTATGTTCGCTCAAGCCCAGGGAAAGTAAAAGAGTTGGTAACGATAAAAATGCTGGAAAATATAATCTACTCTGGATTAGTTGATAGACATTTAAAAAAAATGGTGAAAAAAAAGTCAAATGATCTGATTCAAAAATTAGATATGCTTAATGATTAGAATTAAAAAATGTTTACACAATTTGGATATAATGTTCAAATTGTGTAAATTTGTTTAAAATTAAAAAATATGGAAAACTTAAACGAGCTTATTGAATGTTATCTAAATGGGAACATTACATTCTGCAAACAAAACGCGCATAAAGTTAAATATCATAGTTTAGATATTGTTTTGTCTTGCCACAGATTTGGATTAAAACCAGCACTAAAAGTATTAAAAAGCGTTGGCGTAAGAACAATAGAAATACAGAATGCGTTTCACGATTTCGATAGAGATAACTCTGACGAGGTTTTAGAAATATTATTAGAAATATAAATTAAATATAAATTAAAATTAAATACTATGGCAAATCACTGTTATAATTGGATTCGGTTAAACGGAAAAAAAGAATCCATTGAAAAATTAATTCCAAGATTAAAAACTTATGAGCAAACTAATTATGTAGCTGAGTGGGGAGATTATGTTTTGGAAAAAGGTAAAATAGGAGATTCCGAAAAAGTTCTGCTGGAAAGACATCAAAGATGGGCAGGGTACAAAAGATCATTGAGGGACATTTATGGCGCTCGTTGGTTTGACTTTCATTTAGAGTATGACGGCAATGATTTGGAAGAGCTTATTATAATGGGGGACTCAGCTTGGTCGCCTATGATTCCGTTAGTCCAAAAAATATGTGAACATTACCAGCTCGATGGAATTATTGAATATGAAGAAAGTGGAAATGATTTTGCTGGTCGCTCTGTATTTAATAATAAAGGCGAGATTGTGTCAGAGGAAGATTATTGTTATGATGAGTGGAGATATATTGAGGATAGATGGTCTTTTATAGATTATGTCGTGGAGTATTACGAAGATTTAGATTATACCACAACTGATACGTTTAGTATTAAGGAGTTGGAGGATATGTCAATAGAGCATTTAAAAAATTTATATCCATTCTGCACAGACGAAGATATAAAAGAGATTTATAGTCAAATAGAAGTTAATAGAAATTATATAATAGAAAACAATGAAAAAGTACAAAATTAAAGCAGTTAGAGTCCCATCATTTGATTGTGTTGGGGATGAAAATTATGGAGAAACACCTTACGCAGTAGTTCACGACGTTTACGATTTGGACGGAAACTATGTTGAACAAGGAACGTCTTGGAAATATTTTGAATTAGAGTCTGAAGCTGAAAGCTATTGCCTAACGTACAATAGCGACGTTGATAGAGAAAAGTTTTTGAATTGGTATTTTGGTGGCTCAGACCAAGAAAAAGAACAGACACTAATTAGAATTGGAGAATCAGTTATGTCGTTTCTGTATGAAGTGGGAGCTTATGAAATTAGTGTCCAGCAATTAGTCGAGGAGAGTAATTTAGAATTATATAAAGAGGATACAGATGGGATATAAAGAAGAGTGGCGAATGGGTGCTGACGACATGAAAGAGTTTAAAGATGCTCAGATTGATGCACTACGCACAGAATTAAAAAAGAAAGATAATTTAGTAGAGTGGTTTAATTTTTTTGTAGACTTTATTGAAGAGGTTGATCCAAGTTTGTATAACGAGGCGTGTGAGTATGCTGATAATTGGGGTGGCAATGGGATATAGAAGCGAAGTGTGGATAGGCGTACCCAACGACAGAAAGCAAGATTTTGAAGAGGTTGATAATTCTGGTTTATTCTACCTTGAAAAAGAAAATGACAATATAGCTATTTACTATGCTGATTGGCTAAAGTGGTATAAAGGGAACTATGAAGAAGTAGACAATATTGTTGAGTTCATAGAAAACTTGGTTGCTATTGGAGAAGATGCGTTTATAGTGGCTTTAGGAGAGGATTTTGCCTTACATAGCGAGATAGGAGAGTATTGGTATTGGCTGGATATTCAGCTTAAAATACACATAGGGATATGAAAAAAATTAAAGAAAAAAATAATACTAAAACTTATGTTGTTGAATATTGGTTTCTTTTGTTTATGAATGGAGAAGATATGGGTTATGATTTTGAACAAGTTGAAGTTCAAGCGATTAGCCCAGCTTCTGCTATTAAAAAAGTAAAGTCCGAGCGGAAATATTTATTACCTATTGGAGCAAAAAACTTTAAAGTAATTAGATATTATCACAAATAATCATTATGTTTGTAAACATTAATTAAATAAAATATAATAATATTATGCACTATAACCTTATACAACTCTTAGACGAAGAGTGTGACGAGATACAGCTTACGCACTTAGCTAACTGCTCGTTAATTATCAACGAAAGCCACAATAAAGATGAAAAATAAGTGGCGTTTTATAAAATTTTTTACTTGGTTGGGGATAACTTTAGTTTCCCTTTTTTTAGCTTATAACATTTTTAATCTTTTATATAAACTTATATTATGAGTAAATGGGAACAAAACAATACAGGAGGTGTAAAATTTGTAGACACTCCAGAGTATTATAACGGACAAAACAACTACACCGCGAGAGAGGTAGTTGAGAACTTTAATTTAAACTATCATTTAGGAACTGCGTGTACTTATATACTTAGAGCGTATAGTAAGCACCCAGCGCCAAATGAAGACATTCAAAAAGCAATAGATCATTTGCAGTTTGAACTTAACAAACTAAATAGAAAATGAAAAAAGAAATATTTGACGGATATGCAAAAAGAGTAGCTAAACAATTTCATCTAACACTTGATGAAATGTTTACACCAACAAAACGAAGAGATGTAGTTGATGCCAGGCAGATGCTTTACTATTTGTGCATGGAAAGACCAATACGAATATCCTATATTCAAAGATTTTTGGCGCAGTATGGATTCACTGTAACGCATTCAACAATAATACATGGCTATAATAAAGCGAAAGAGCTGATTGAAACAGATGTTGACGTAAACAATTTAGTAAGTAACATACTTAACGCTGATTAATATGTATTCCTTAGAAACTATATTTCAACAAGCGATTGATAAGCCGTATGCAGTGGTAACTGATATGCCTATGGGTGTAAATGTTATTTACTTGGGTATAAAAATTCAAAAATTTGAAGACAGAATTGAAATATTAGATCTAAACAGAGGCGGTAATTACTACAAAGTTATTGAGCCAGTTCATTATAGTATTTTTTCTGCTTATGGCTGGGAGATTGGTTGCTTAAAGATGGCAATTTTGAATTGTGTTTATAAACTTGATATAATTGAAGATAGAATTAAGACTGAGGTAAACACTCGTAAAAATGATAAGCATATTCAGAACTTAAAAAGTAAAAGGGAAAAGTTAATTAAGAAACATTTTAAATATAATAATAAATTAAATCAAATTTTAAAAACAAAGTAAATGGAAAATTATTTCGAACAACTCGCTACAATTAGCGTAAAAGACAAAATCGAGAAAAAAGGTAATTTTAATTATTTGTCGTGGGCAAATGCTTGGGCTATGATAAAGATGAAATATCCAAACGCCCAGCGCGTAGTCTATGAGTCGGAACATACCGGTTTAAACTTTTTTTCAGACGGAACAACTGCTTATGTAAAGGTAGGCGTAATAGTTAATGATATTGAACACATAGATTATTTACCTATTATGGACTACAGAAATAAAAGCATAACGCTGGACAAAATTACTTCTATGGATGTTAATACTGCCATACAGAGATCTACTGCTAAAGCAGTTGCTATGCATGGGCTTGGTCTGTCATTATGGGTAGGAGAAGATATAGTCCAGGCGACAACTCCTCAAGCAGTGGTAAAGAAGCCAAAGACTTCAGCTAAATTTACATTAGACATAGGGGATGATAATTGGGATAAGGTTTTAACTTATGTAGCTAAAAATAAAAATTTAGGTTTAGCGGCAATAGTGAAAAATTTATCTACTAAATATAAAGTAACAAAGAAAGTTGAGAATGCATTAAAAGGTAAGATAAATGAGTAAAGATATTTTAGAAAAATTAAAAGATGATTCTAATTATTACGGAGAGTTCGGAAAACAATACTTATCAAACTCCGATATAATTGACTTACTTAAAGACCCATCATCATTTAGAAAACCAAAAGAGCAGACCAAAGCTATGCTTGAAGGTAGATACTTTCACACTAAAATACTTGAGCCAAATAAGTTGGATGAATTTAAAGTATTAGACGTATCATCCAGAACAACTAAAGCGTTTAAGGAATTAGACGATGATATAAAGCCAAATGTTTTACTGTCAAAAGAAATGCAACACCTGGAGTTTTTAACAGATAAAATGACATCAAATATGACTTTATTTGATCTAATTTATGCTGAAGGTAATGAGTATGAAGTTCCTGGACTTGCTACAATAATGAATGAGCAGTGGAAAGGTAAAGCTGATATTATCAATCATAATAGTTTTGAATTAGATATGGGTGGAGAGGTTAGGTATTTTGAAGATGGAGCAATAATTGACATCAAGACAAGTTCTGATATTGATAAATTTTTATATAGCGCTAAGTCATATAATTACGATTCACAAGCGTACATTTATCAACGTATGTTTAATAAACCACTATTTTTTATAGTAATAGATAAACGCAATGGCAGATTAAAAATAGCAGACTGCTCTCCAGCTTTCATTGAGTCTGGAAGAGAAAAGGTTGAAAAAGCTATTGAGGTTTATCATAAATTTTTTAGCGATGAAAAAACTGAAGATATTGATAACTACATTTTTAGAGAAACACTTTAAAATAAGAGTAGAATCAAATGTATTGTGGATGGAAGTTCCAACCATTTGCAGTACAAGACGAGATAAAGATGATATCATTATGTCGGCTATAGAACATTTGGAGCAAACTATTAAAATAAAGTAAAATGAGTAATTACGAAACAAAACCTGGTAGCTTTTCTCTTTTTAAAAATGACAAGAGAAACGATCAAAACAATCAACCACATTACAATGGTAATGGTAAGGATTTAAATGGAAATGAATTTCAAGTTTCTGCTTGGGTAACTACAAGTAAAAATGGAGTTCAGTATTTTTCATGCAAAATGCAAGAACCTTACAAAAGAGAAGAGAGTGCTAACACTCCTCAACCGGTTGCTAATAATAGCAACAATGAAGGCGATGGCCTTCCGTTTTAACCACACAACCAAGTTATTGATAGGGAGCATACGCTCCCTTTCTTTAGCTTTTTTTTGTGTCAAATGACGAAATATATCCTATATTAGTCAATACATTAAACAAAACAAAACAAAACTTAATTTTACCTATATATTTATATATTATTGACATTTTCGACATAATTATATATAAATAACTATTAATCAGTAAGTTAAGTAAATTCAAATCAACATTAAATTAACACTAATGGACATTACAATATTCCAGGATATTAAAAAAACATCCCAGCCGTTTTACAGAAATGTAAATTTAGTCTTAAAGCGCATACAAGACGGCGCATCAAAAGAAATAGTAAAAAAAATTAGAGCTGAAAAAGATAAAAGCAATAGAAACATATTAAAACAAAAACTACCAGCCATTTGCTTTAGTGGTCAATTCACAAAGCGAAGTGACAAAGCTATAAAAGAGCATAGTGGTTTAATTTGTTTAGATTTTGATGGATATAAAAGCAACAGAGATATGTTGCAAGAAAAAGAAAAGCTATCAAAAGACAAGTATGTTTATTCTGTATTTATATCTCCCAGCGGAAATGGATTAAAAGTATTAGTAAAAATACCTCCATCAACTGAAGACCATAAAAGTTATTTTTTAAGTCTTCAGACGTATTTTAATAGCGAGTATTTCGATAAAACCTGTAAAAATGTATCAAGGGTTTGTTACGAGTCTTATGATCCATTAATTTATATAAACGCTCAGTCAAGTCTATGGGATAAAATAGAGGAGCAAGAGTACACAGAGGTAAGCAAACATTCTGATATACCTACAATACCAGTAACAGACGAAAACAAAATAGTAGATATATTAGTTAAATGGTGGGCTAAGAAGTATCCAATGCTTGAAGGTGAGAGAAACAACAACGCTTACATATTAGCTTCAGCATTTAATGATTTTGGCGTAAGTCAATCTTTAGCTGAATATGTTTTAAACAACTACCAAACAAAGAGTTTCAACCAAACAGAAATTAAACGAACTATACAATCTGCATACGCGCAAAGGCAAAATTTTGGAACTAAGTATTATGAAGACACAGACCGAGTAAACAATGTTCGGATGAAGCTAAAACGCGGTGTGCCAAAAAAAGAAATTAGATCTCAATTAGTTGAGTCGGATATTGAGGTCAGTACAGTTGATAATGTTTTGACTCGTCTTGATGAGGAAAACGCTAACAATCAGTTTTGGACAAAAAATGACAAAGGCGTAATAAAAATTGTACATATTTTATTCAAGCAGTTTCTTGAAGAAAATGGATTTTACAAATTTAATCCAGAGGGTAGTAAAAATTATGTGTTTGTAAAAGTGACAAACAATTTAATTGACCATACTTCAGAAAAAGAAATCAAAGATTTTATATTAAACTATTTGTTAGAAATAGACGATTTAAGCGTGTATAATTATTTTGCCGAACACACGCGATACTTTAGAGAAGAGTTCCTTACGTTATTATCTTCTATTGCAGTTTACTTTATAGAGGACACAAAGAGCAGTGCGTATTTGTATTATAAAAATTGCGCAGTAAAGGTTACTCACGACGAAGTAATAAAGATAGACTACTTAGACTTAGGTGGATATGTATGGAAAGACCACGTTATAGATAGAACGTTTTCAACTTGTGATGGAGGGGATTGTGATTACAAACAATTTGTTTCAAATATTTGTGGTAAAAACACGAGTAGAACAAATTCCATGCGTTCTACTATTGGGTATTTATTACACGCTTGGAAAAACCTATCCTATTGTCCAGCCACGATATTAAATGACGAGGTTATATCAGACAATCCGGAGGGTGGAACAGGTAAGGGTTTGTTTATGAATGCATTATCTCATATGAAAAAGCTGGTGGTAATTGACGGAAAGTCTTTTAATTTTGAAAAAAGTTTTGCATATCAATTAGTAAGCGCTGACACTCAAATATTATGTTTTGATGATGTAAAAAAACATTTTGACTTTGAAAGATTATTCAGCGTTGTAACTGAAGGATTAACTTTGGAGAAAAAAAATAAAGATGCGATTAAAATTCCATTTAGTAAATCTCCAAAAGTAGCCATCACTACCAACTACGCTATCAAAGGAAAAGGATCTTCTTTTGAAAGAAGAAAATGGGAGTTAGAGCTAACTCAGTATTACACTAAAGAGTTTACACCATTAAAAGAATTTGGTAAGTTGATGTTTGGAGAATGGGATGATGATGAGTGGTGTAGATTTGATAATTATATGATTGAATGTCTTCAAATGTATATGAAGTTCGGTTTGATAAAAAGTGAATTTGTAAATTTAAGAATAAGACAATTATCTGCTGAAACTTGCCACGAATTTTTAGAGTGGAGTGGTTTGATTGGTGATGGTGGACAAAACGAAAAACTCAAGCCAGGTGGTAAGATTTATAAAAACGATTTATATTTAGATTTTTGTGATGATAATCCGGACTTTGCGCCAAAGTCAAAGTTTACTGTATCAAGAACTCGTTATTATAAATGGCTAACAGCTTATTCAATATACAAATACAACTGCAATCCAGAGGAGGGGAGAGATGCTGGTGGCAGATGGGTAAGGTTTAGAAATAAACACGAGCTTGAAGTTAACGGCTCATTAGATTTTTAATGGAATTTAGACCATATCAAAAGGAGATAATAAATAAAGCGCTGCCTTTATTAAAAAAAGATAAATTTGTTTATCTTGCGATGGAGGTTAGAACTGGCAAGACGCTTACGAGCTTGGGTGTGAGTATGCTTCTGCCAGTGAAAAACCTTTTATTTATCACCAAGAAAAAAGCTATCAGCAGTGTTGAGAACGACTACCAGCTTTTAAACCCATCATACGATATAGAGGTAATAAACTACGAGTCCCTTCATAAAGTAAAATCAACTGGATGGGACATGGTTGTTTGTGACGAAGCACATGGGATGGGAGCTTTCCCAAAGCGAAACAAAAGATCCAAAATGGTTAAGTCGCTTATATCAGAAAACAATCCTTACGTTATTTTTTTGTCTGGAACTCCAACACCAGAGTCTTATTCGCAAATGTATCACCAGGTGTCAGTTATTAAGTCTAATCCTTTCAAGGAATATGTAAACTTTTATAAGTTTTCTAAACAATATGTGAAAGTTGTGCAAAGAAAAATCAATTCTCTTTACATAAACGATTACAGTAATGGTCTTGATACAATTATTGACAAAATGAAACCTCACACAATATCGTATACTCAGAAAGAGGCTGGATTCAAAGTAAAAACCACTGAGCATATATTAGAGGTAGATTTAGACCCTAAGACCATACGCATGATTAAAAAATTAAAAAAAGATAGACTACTGGATGGCTCGGTTGAGGTGGTTTTAGCCGACACTCCAGTAAAGATGATGTCAAAAATACACCAATTATGCTCTGGAACTGTAAAGTTTGAGTCTGGTAAATCAATGGTGGTTGATACTAGTAAAGCTAAGTTTATACGAAAGCAGTTTTTTGATATAAAGATAGGTATCTTTTATAAATTTAAAGAAGAGCTAAAAGCCCTCAAAGAAGTATTTGGTGATGACTTATGTACAGATCTTAACGAATTTAACAACACCAATAAAAGCATAGCCCTTCAGATAGTTAGTGGACGAGAAGGCATATCTTTAAGAAGTGCTAAAGCTCTTGTGTATTATAACATAGATTTTTCAGCTACGTCTTATTGGCAGAGTAGAGATAGGATGACAACAAAAGACCGGTTAGAATCTGATGTTTATTGGATATTCTCAAAAGGTGGTATAGAAAAGGAGATATACAAGGCGGTTAGTAAAAAGAAAGATTATACCCTAAGACATTTTAAAAGAGATTTATTAACTTTATAATTAATTAAATGATAGTTGAATTAGATAACCTAGAGGTAGAGCTATGTGAGTACATAGGAAAACTAAGATCAAAAATAGCAAGGTCAAACAATGTGATTGATGCTAAAATAGGAAAACACAGTGGAGAGCAAGGTGATATCCAAGGATTTAAAGCTGAGTACGCTTTCGCTAAAGCTAATAATTTATTTCCAGATTTTGGCTTATCACCAAGAAGCGGTAGCGCTGATGGGGTAACGCGAAACAACAATCGGTATGATATAAAATCTACTCACTATAAAACTGGAAACCTACTATCTACATTAAAAGTAAATCAAGATATAGACATCTATGTTTTGGCTTATGTAAACCAAAATATTGTGGAGTTTGTGGGCTGGGCTACCAAAGATGAGTTAATAAAAGAAGAAAACATAAAAAATTTAGGCCATGGAGATGGTTATTTTTTAAGCAGAGATAAACTAAATAAAATATGACTGAACAACAAATACAAAACAAAAGAATAAAAGAGTTAGAGTCAGAGGGTTACTATGTTATAAAGTTAAAACTAACAAATAAAAATGGGATACCAGATTTAATAGCACTTCCAAAAAATTGCGATGTATTGTTTTCAGAAATAAAAAAACCCAAAGGCAAACTATCAGAATTACAAAAATATAGATTAAAAGAATTAAAAGAGTATGGATTTCAAACCGAAGTATATAAAGGATAATGGTTATGATGTGAGTGATGAATACTTACAAGCTTTAGATGAAATGGATTTTGAGTTGTCCCTTGTAATATCAAAACACATAGACGACAACGTAATAGATATAGAACCCACTAGTGATATTAGTGAGATTCGAGGAGGTATTGTACACCACGAAGGGGTGGCTTATCCGTATGCATTAGAGATGATAAAAATAAGAGGATCATTTTTAATACTCACAGACATTTGTTTAATCGATTTAAATGAGTATCTTGATTTAATAAATTTAAATTTACACATAAAGCCATATGAACCTAGCAGTAAAAAGTCTGATATCTTTATCGACAGAAATGACCGGACTAAATCCACTGAGCAAGACTCGAAAAAGGGAGTATATAGAGCTTAGGGCAATTCTTTACACATTACTTAGGGATAATCTCTACATGACTTATCCACAAATTGCACAAGTTTTCAACAAGAACCACGCAACTATAATACATGGTCAAAAAGAATATCCATATATGGTTAGATACAACCCTCAGATGGCTAATTTAAAGCAAAAAATAGAGCTTTACTGGCTATCAAAAGAAGATTATTCAGAAGAAAAAGAGCGCAATTTAAAAATTAAGCACTTGCAAGAACAAAATTTTTTGTTAAATTTGGAGATAACAGAACTTAAAAATAAGTTAAAGTTAATTGATAATGGGTATATATACTGAAAAATGCAAATATAATTTTGATGATGTAGAAAAGATTATGTCTTTCACTTCCTGGAGTGATGAAAAAAAAATAGATACTCTTTTACACATCGATAGTGGATTGTATATGTGGCTTGGTCAAGACTCTACTACTTCAGAAAGAAAAGCGGTAAAGTCTAAATCAAGAGTTATTTATCGAGCAATCAAAAAACTAAACTCCACGATTGGAACACAATTTTTATTCACAATGGATTAATGACTTCAAAAATTTCACCGAACGACATTCAAGCTATAAAGCACATAACTTATGTTGCGGATGAAATGCACGACCTCACTAATGAGCTTTATGAAGACCTAATGGAAAGGGATCATGAGCAAGCTAAACTAAAAGCTAAAAACATTATATCTATTATGAATGAGCTAATTTACGCTTTAACAGATGAAATATAATGCAGACGAAATAAGACCACGACTTTCTGGAAACAAAAGAATAGCCTTTCAAAACTTAAATAAGAAGGAGCGTAGGATTCTAATCATTGGGGATCTTCACGCTCCTTTTACTTTAGACGGATATTTAGAATTTTGCCAAGAAGTTTATAGTAAATATAATTGTAATCAAGTAATATTTATAGGCGATATATTAGACAATCACGCCTTTAGCTACCACGAACCAGACCCTTCTGGGTTGTCTGCTGGAAACGAGCTTAAACTAGCTAAAAAGTACGTTAAAAAGTGGTATAAAGCATTCCCTGTTGCAGACGTTTGCATTGGAAATCACGATAGAATGGCTTCGCGAAAAGCAATGACCGGAGGTATACCAGCTGAGTGGATTAAATCTTATAACGATGTATTAGGAACTCATAAATGGAATTGGGTTGAAACTATTGTATACGACAATGTTTTATATGAACATGGAGAAGGCGGTCAAGCAAAAACTAAAGCGAAAAACAATATGATGTCAAGTGTTTGTGGGCATACACACACAGAATCATATACAATATGGTTTGTTGGGAAAAAGTTTAGAGTGTTCGGTATGCAAGTGGGGTGTGGAGTTGATGCTAAATCTTACGCAGCAGCATACGCTAGAAATTTTAAAAAACAAGCTATATCATGTGGGGTTGTTATAGGTGGTCACACCGCTATAAACTGTATGATGAATTTAGGTAAAAATGAAAAAAAATAACAAATATATCGATAGACAAGGTAGGTCTGAAGAGCAATACAAACATAGCTCAATTATGCTTTTAGCTGCTTACGTTGGGTTGCTCGTGCTTTTAGTAATTATAGGAATCTTCAGCTAATGCCTTGCATTTAGCCCAGTGTATTTCAGCGCACTTGCGGTAATCCTCAATCTCTTCAAAGTATAATCTAACTTGGTCGTATACATCATTATCCATAGGGATAACAGGTATTGTAGGATTAAATACAAAATATACCTCTTCGTTTTTTTCAAGCATATCGCGATAGGTTTGCTTTCCAGTTAAAACCTTATAGCTATTAAGCATACTTGTGTGTTCGTTAAAATTTTTTATTCCCATTCGCTTGGATCAAAATTATTATCTTCAAAATACTCTCCTTCAAAAGAATCATTAGCTTTATTTCTTAACTCCTCTCTATATGTTCCAGGATCATTTTCTTTTAAAAATTCTAAGTATTCCTTATACTCCTTTTCTTCTTTTCTTCTTTGCTCACTCTTTCTTTGGTCTTCAAACATATCTTTAATAATAATACGTCTTATATCTTTATAAAAAGGAACTAATCCACTGTTACCTAATAATTCTAAAACCATTCTATCGGTTAGCTCTTTTTTATTTTTCTCTTTACTCTCTTCTGTTCTATTATTTACAGACCTAAATGATAAGTCAGTCATTCGCTCCAAGGTTTTTATTATTGGCCCATATGGTCCAGCCATAATACCTACAGCTGTTCTGGTTAAGCCTTTATCTTCAATATTATCTAAGCTCAACTGATTATAAACAATAGAGTGTTTGTATGGGTTATAATCTTCGCCATTTCTTAATCCCTCTAAAGCTTGTTCGTTGAACTGCTCTATAAGCATTGATGGTACTAAGTTAGGAATATTTCCCATACTTTTTCTAGTCATAAGAGTTAACATAGTTCCCACAACTTGTCTTGTTATAATGTCTTCTATATCAGATTCATCCTCTTCTGTATCTGTTCCAAAAAGCTCATCGTCGAAAGCCTGGCTTAGAGCAGCATATAGTATAGGATACATAGTCATACGCATACCAACTCCAGCTAATATTCCTAATGCTTGTGTCCTTGATATATCTCCTCGCCTTTGCAATGCACCCACAGCAAACCTAGCGGTAGCATATTCAAATAGACTAAAATTAGCCATAAATTTATTTGCAGCTCTATAAGCATTTAACATTCCGCCTCCACCCTTTCCGGTTTGTCTGTATTGATTTTTAATTACAGTGTCAAAAGAGTTTTTAGAAGTACCTACCATAGTAGCTGTTTGGTCTGCTTTTCTTGTAGCCTCTGCTATGGCTGCTTTATATTTATCGCCTAAATATTTACTCTCACCTTTTCCTATTTCTTTTAAATCTTTAGATGTTAATTTTATACCTGTTTCAGCCTCAAAAGTTGTAGCAAACTTTCCATACCACATAGGTATACTAAGAGATTTGTCTGGAAAAGATATTATAGTTCCAGCAATTTTATCCGCCACAGCGGCAGTTTGCTTTATACCCATTCTCATTATAATCCCCATAATATTAGCGACACGACCTCTTGCAGTACCGTCCGAGGGGGTGCTTTGAAAGAAACCTGTCATGTCAGCAAACCTACTAGATAAACTTTTAGTGTCAAACAATCTGGTTGTCATTCTTGACCCTAAGTTATTAAGTATGTCCGTACCTTCTTTTCTGCTTAAAAAAGATAATTTTGAAAATTCAGAAAACCCTCTTGCAGCGGCTTTTGGGTCAGCTATAATCATAGACATATTTGTAATAATTTCACTACCCATTCTGGTGACTGAGCCAAGTATAGCTTGATAAGCAATTCTTTTAACTTTGTTGGCAAAATTTCCAAGGAAACTTACATCTCTAAGCTGCTCTCCAAAAGTAACTTCTAATATTTCAGTAACTGATTTATCTAAAGCAGACACTGCTGACTTTTGAGCGTCAGTGCTATTAGGGTCTGCATCTATCTCAGCGGTAACTTTATTTATGGTTTTCTTTACTCTTCTAACCTCATTAGTCATAAAATAATCCAAAGCCACCTCTGTAGAACCTCTCTCTAAAGAATAGAATGGATCAAAGCTAATAGGTTTTGCTCCTTTTGTTCGGCTAAGGTTAGCTCCACCTTTAGTTGAGGCTTGAGAATACTCTTTACCTCTTTGTGTTAAGTCTGCATTTTGGTCTACGCCAGACCTTAAAACAACCCTATGAGAATAGGAGTTATAAAGCTCAACTCTGTTGCCTCTTAAAACTCCAGAAGTAAATTTAGATAACGGAGCAAGTTTTGCATTTTGCGCATCTAATATTTTTAAAGCTTTCTTTTCATTTTTAGTTAGGCTTTTTTCCAGCTTTTCTAAGCTTATCTCGCCATCAACAGTAAATTCTTTTTGTAACGACTCAAGGGTTTTTGCATCTAATTCACTCAACTGCTGTGTCCCTTTTTTATTTCTTATATCTTTTATAGTTAAATCTAAAAAATCTTTAGGGTTTGGAGCTTTAGGGTTTGGTTCTCCGTCAACAAAATTATTTAAATACTCCCTGGTTAATTGCAACAGTCTTAATTTATAAGCTTTTTTAACAACTTTATTATCCGTATTTCTTCCTCCTAAAAATTTTCTAACCTTGTTCACACCATCAGTTTCTAATAAATTTCTGGCAGTATCAACCTCAGCTCTTATTTTAGATATAAATACATTCATATTTTCAGATGCTTTAGCTAACTTACCAAAAGTATTATCGTATATAACAGTACTGTTAAGGTTGCCAAAAGCATTATCAACAGCAGTAGCTACGTTAGATCTTATTTTATCTAAGATTAAATTCTTACCAGACCTTGAGTTTGTAAGAGCTAGCTTTATTGAAGAACTTACGTTTTTAAAATGTTTTAGTATTCCGTTTTTAGTTACTTTTTTTACAACAGAAGAAACAGGCTTAGACGCTCTGTTACTAATTATTTCATTTAAAACATTATTTGTATCCACATTTACAACACCTTGAGTAAGGTTCTGCATTACTACTCTAAGGGTTTCAAGGTTGCTATAATCAAACTCACCATCCTTTTCTTTGATAAGACTTTTTATATCTTCTCTGGTTAGGTTTCTAAATTGCTTTGCAATCTCTATATCATTATCGTCTGTAAGCTTACTTAAGTCTGGCTTTTTAGTTTTTATTTCACTTATAGCCTTAGCCACATCGTACTGTTTAGTTTTCTTTTTCTTTTTCTTCTTACCTTCAGCTTCTAAATCAATGTTCTGCTCCATAGACTTATCCATGGAGTTTAAAATATCTAACCCTGTTTTTAAATCGCCTCCAATATTTGTAAACTCCAGCTTCCCTCTTTTCCCATAAAACTCTAAGAGCTGTTTTGTGGCGTTTAATTTTTCTAATGGTATGTTGCTTATGTCAGCGTCAGCTAAAGCCGTTAAAACATCTACCAAAGCATCGCTGTTAGCTCCAAACTTACCTTTTCTAATGTTATACTTAACACCATTCTTTTTAGGATTACCAATAGCGGTTTGAATATCTTTTATTGTTTGGTTTATAGAAGCGTCATCCATTACTTTAGTTACATAATCTACAAGTTTTTTTACTTGAACATCACTAGAATAGTTGGTGCTTAAAACTTTTCGAGTCATTACTAAAGATTGTTTTGATTTTATTATACCTCTAGTTTTTAAGCTTGATATTAAGTCAAGAACTTTTCTTTGAGATTTTCTGTAAGCCGTTTCAGACTCTCTTGCAGCCTTAGATTCTAAACGTATTTGTTCAGCCAGCGCTTTAGAGTCATTAACCTCAACTGTCTTTTTATTTTTACCTTGAGTAATTCGCTTAGCTGATGGCCCTCTTTTCTTTCCAAAAATACCAGGTTCTGTAGATTGTTTTTCTAGTCGCTCTTGACTTTGTTGCTGAACATCTACATTAGGCGCTCTGTCCGGATCAATTTTATTTACTACATCTATGTTAGCATCAGTAGCTGGCATTCCTGTTAACTCTGTAAATTTCAGTCTTAAGTCAGCTAAAGTGCTTGACTCTGCATCCAGCTTTAATGCATTCATAGCTTCTTTATTCGGATTCGCCTTAACAAACTCCGCTACTTCACTAGGTGTGATTTCTACATCTACAGCGATTTGATCTGGATCAGTGACATAAGATAAATATCCATCCTCTAAACTTACTCCTCCCCTTTCTTTGGAAGCTATCCATATACTTGACACACCACTTTCTCTAGGCGATAATCCAGTTACTCGTTTCCAGCTTTCTGGAGTAAATTTTACAACAGGAGCTGCGCCTTTTTTAGTTTTATTTATTAAGGCATCTAACCCAAACTCCAAATCCCTTGCTTCTAGTTGTGTTTGCTCTTCATTTTTAAGAGCAGATATAGCATCAGCTACTTCTTTTGGGTTTTCTGAAGTATCTATTATTCGTTGATCAACCTCACGAGGATTGCTTACACCCTCTAAATCAGCCTTCTTACCCTCATTAACATCTACTACCGTTTCCAAAATAAATCTTTCAATCTTTTTTGGTATCTTTTTTAAAGGTCTGCCTGTTTTTCTATTGATAGCCTGCACAGTTCCGTCTTCATTTAACTGAACATCTACAGTTCTACTGCCAGGAACTCTAAATACTTGAGGCCCTCCTTTACGTTGAGATGGAGGTATGGTTTGAAAATTTTTAGGAGCTTTTGGTGTTTTAACTAAAACCGGCAACTCTAAATCTATAGTGTAAGTTTTTTTACCCCTTTTAGATCCTCGCCTTTTTATTTTAACGTCAATCCCTGGATATGCTTTTTTTATTTTATCAACCTCAGCTTCAGCCTTAGCTTTATCGTCAGTTTGAAAAGCACTAAAAGCCGCTTCGTTACCCTTCTCTTTTACAGATTGTTGCGTTGCATCGCTATACTTTGTTGTTTTTGTAACAACATTACCATCAGCATCTACCTTTTCACTTAAGGTTTTAGACTTATTATATGTTTTTAAACCACCTATAGATATAGTGGTTACCTCTATTACTTCTGCTCCGTCTGGTAGGGCGTTTTCCGCCTCAGTAATCATGTTCTTAAAAGCATCTCCGGTAGACTCCATTTTAGCGGTAAACTGATTTGTGGGTTTACCGTTTTCGTAAACTCTTGTGAAGCCAACAAAATTAGCGGAATCGCCACTGCTACTTATAATAACATCTAACTCGCCTGTCTGTGGATTATTATATTTAGCCGTCTGTACACCCTTAGAGTCTGGACTTGTTATGTCAGAGATAACAGCTTTACCATAAGGTAGTTTTTTATCAGTATGAGATTTACCAAATATTTTAGGAGCAGAATCTATTCTAGATTGCTTATCTACTCCCTGCGTTTCGGTTTCTATACCTAGCTTTTGTTTTTGGTCAGTAGTTAATCGCGCTATCTTTTTAGGATTGATTATTTCATTACCACTTTTCTCTGATGTCTTTTCAATTACCTCACCCTCTTGTAATCTCTGTGTTAGTAACTGTTCTGCGGTTAATCCATCTCTAACAACGATATCATTGTCAGCAAGTTTAACAAACTCACCCCTAGTGCTATTTCCGTTTTCATCAAAATTTTCAACTAGCGCCTTTCTTAAAGAACCATCTAAATTTGTTTCTACTGTTATTACGCTTTTAGCACCAAATTCATCAGTTATAGTAAATGTTTCTTCCTTTAAAATAACATCGTAATCTTCAACCCTTTTAGTTTCAACTACTTCCGCTTTCTCCTTCTCGGCAATTTTCTTTGTTTCTTTGGTTTGAGCTTCTTGGTTACCCTCTTGGGTAGCCTCTTGTTGGATGTTACCTTCTCCCACTCCTTCGCCATCTCTGGAAGATTCTTGTACATCCACGCCCTCTGTGCTTGACTTTTGAATGGCATCTTTTTTCTCTTTAATTAATATTTTTTTTACATTACTAAACTCTTGGTCTGTATAAACCGTCCCTGTTTCATTTAATCTATCCATTACCTCCTGGTCAGTCACTAATGCTTCAGCTTGCGCTTGCGCTTCTGCTTCAGCGTCGGCTAAAGCTTTTTCTGCTGATCTATCTCTAGATTTTTCTCTCTCCATGAGAGCTTTTTGCATATCACTTATTTGACGTTGAGTAGGGTCTTCAATACCATCTTTAGCGAGTTGTTTTTTAGCATCACCTTTTGTTACAGTAATAACTTCGCTAAAGGTATTTCCATCCTGCTCTACTCTAACCTCCTCTGTCATGACTTGGCTATAGTCATCTACGATTTCTGCTATCCTTTGGTCTATCTGTCTTTTTCTAAGCTTTGTTGTTTCAGAGGCAGTATCCGGTAATTTACTTCTTTCTATTTGCAGTTTAATTATTTCACTCTTAGCCTCACCATCTGGTATCATAGGATAGGTTTTTTCTATCTCTAAAGCAAATTGAGATTCTGCTTTTATATCAGTAACAACTGCTTTTAAATCTGGATCATTGGTTATATCTATATCCATATCTGCTATTTGCTGTGGCGTAGCTGTACCAATAGTCGCTAATATATAATCTTTAGTAACAAAGTCTTTACCAAGTCTGTATTGTGGTGTAATGAATGCACCACGCGCTAAAGTTATCGGAGCTGAACCAGCTCCAGCAAACCCTTCTAAACCTATTTCAGCAATATCCATTTCCTGTCCAGCTAAAGCTCTTGCGGTTGCTTCACCAAGACTACCCCCACCAATCTCAACACCTAAACCACTGGCTACTGGAGCTATTCTTTTTCCGTATCTAGCCGCAACCTCAACTCCTTTTTGAACAGCGTTTTTAGTTACAGCTCCTTTACCAGCTTTAGCTAACTGCTTGGCAGTTCCTTTAGCTATTACTTTACCGGTAGTACCTACCACTTTACCTGCCACACCAGCTGTTATTGCGTCAATCATACCGATAGCAATACCTCTAGTTGCTGCCTTGTTTCTTATTCTTTGCAACGCTTCTGGATCTTCAAGAACAAGCCTTATACCTTCTGCATCAAACTTACCACCCTTTGACTCAACTTCTTCTTTCATAAATTCAGTATAAGACATACCGAACTCTAACGCTAAAGACGCACCACCAAATGCGCCACCAACCGCTCCTGCTCCTGCTCCAAATAAAGCACCTGGCCCAGACACCGCTGTTAAAGCAGCACCTGTCGCAGCACCTGTACCTGCTCCTACTCCGGCAGCCGCAACTGACGCAGGATTAAGCATAGATGAAAAAGAATCAATTAATAATTCTGGAGCAATAGAAAGGTTAGAACCAAAGCCTAATATAAATCCTAAGAAACCACCACCATTATCTTCGTATATCTTTTGAAAGCTTTTCATTTCGTCAGACATAGCAACACCATCACTTCTCTTTACAGCCTGTATGTATTCTTGTAAATCAGAGTCTGATATGTTTTTGCCTTTAGCGAATAATTCAATAGCTTCATCTACAGATTGCCCTTTGGTAAATCCATTACCAATAGCTCTATACATATCTCCCCAAAAATCAGCACTTAAAACACCAAGGATAGGCACATCGTCAAAAGCCCAGTCCAGGGCTTGACCGAGCCAGCTTTCTTCTAGCCAAGTTTCATCTTCTCCACTCTCTTCTTTACCATCTGTAATAGAGGTAGATACAGTAACATCATCACCTGCTTGAAGTAAATTATCTAGTCTTGCTTGTGCTTCTTCTGGAGTTAATGTTAATTCGTCCGCTCCTTGAACTACGGTTTGTTCTTCCTGCTCAACAACCGGAGGGATAACATCCTCCTGCTCAACCACCACTTCCTCAACCTCTTCAGTCGGAACATCCTCTGGATTTACATCTTGAACAGTTCTATTTAGAAGATTACTTTCTGGAGTTACTGGTGAAGTATCCGAAGATCCATCCCCCACCGAAGGCGTTGTAGTATCTGCATCCGTATCGCCCTCGTCCCCAGTACCAGGTAATTCCTCTTCTTTTTTTTTTAAATTAACCTGGCTTTGAAAATCTTCTAAAGATTCAAACACCCCTTCTTTAACCAAACCATAAATAGTTTCGTCATCAGCACCGGAAACAAATTCTTTAAACTCACTACCAGAGTTAAATAACCCCTCTTGCAAAAGGTCTAATTCAAATAAATCTTCTATTTCAAACATATACTATATTTATTGAGCATTCCACTTATCTATAATAAACTTTTTATAAGCCATCTGGTTTCTACGAGAATCCGTTAATCCCTTATCTGTAAGATATTTATTATAGCTATTTTTTGCTTGAATCTCATTTACTGACAGTTTTTTTGTTGATTTAGCTCTTCTGTTATCTGTTTTAGCTCTCTCTGCATTTACTGCTTGAGTCATATCATTTACTGCTCGAGTTATTAATTCAGAAATCTGTCCAGTAGACATACTTTGGTCTAACAGTATAGGAACTGCGACACCAGCTCCTCTTATCATAACTACTTCTTCTTCACTATCTCTACCGTCTAAGAAGTTAGGATTCTCTGCCATGAATTTTTTACCATATTCTGTTTGCTTCCACGCTTCAAGAGCTTGGTCTGCTTTTTCATCCTCAATCAAAGAAGTGCTTACATTAGCTAACTCGTCATTGTTAGCAATATTCCTTTTAACGGCTGGCTTAATAGCTTTCATAACAACATCATTAATAGATCTCATTGAACTAGAATCTCCGGATAACCAGTCAATTATACCACCAGTATTACCTTCTCCGTCAAGCCATCCGTCAAACTCATCTACTACTAATGACTTAACAGTGTCACCTTTTTTATTTATATTGTCGGTTTCAGTAATTAATCCAAATGCTTCTCTAGGTGTTCCTCCTTGAAGAGTTCCACGACGCTTATCTTTGTCACCTAAGTTATAATCAACTTCTGCTAAACCTTCTTCTATTTGAGTTCTGTTAACACCTTTCTCTCCAGTTAAAGATTTATAAACACCTGTTATTTCGTTTATTAAATCAACATCAGTATAAGCTTCATTTTTGTCTGGAGTAGCTAAATCATCTATTTCGCCAGTTATACTTCTTCTAGGAAGCGTGATAGGTTTATCACCTTCTCTAAAGAATGTAATTTCATCATCATCAATTCTGTAGTCTACTATCTCAGCCAACTCTGTATTTGCATTAGTTTGATTAATATCCGTTATCAATCCTCTTACAATAGCATCAGCATTTGCTGGATCAGCAGTAAGAGCGTCTGCAATTTGCGCAGCGAAACCTCCTACTTTTACTATTTTCTCTCTGTTTCCAGTTGTTGCTTGGCTTTCTTGTTGACCACTCTTACCTTCAGTTCGAGTTCTCTTATAACCAACCTGGCTTTCAACCTGTAATCTAACATGGTCTTGAGCCGCCTCAATCATTTCTTCTGTATAAGTAAATGTTGGAGGAGCAGTTGTGTAATCTACTTTTATCATTTTATCCAAGCTTCTACCTGGATACATTTCTCTAAACTGCTCTTCGCTTTGAGCTAGTTCAAATTCTCCAATTCCATGCTGTATTAATATGTTTGCAACATTTGGTATATCGCTTTCACCAGATTCGTTTAAAGTGGTTAACACCACTTCATTTACAATACCCTCTCTTAATTTATCAAAAGCTTTGTAAGCCTCACCATCCTCGTCTTTAAGTAAAGCATTCATTTGTCTTGCGCCTTCTGTAGTTACTACAGCGCCACCACCCTCAAGTGTTTCGTATCCCTCTGCATAAGATGTAATGAACGTACCTATTTTATCTACATTGTTAGCTATTAAAGTTTTGGTATCGTATTTATTACCATCGTCCATGTAGTTCAATCTTTCATTAACACTACTAAATGGTAAGTAATTCTCTGGATGAGTTTCGTAATCTGGCATAATTTGATTGCCATTTTCATCCTCAATCATTCTTACTTGATAAACATTACCCTTTGGTGAAACCCAAGGAACCATGTTATTTAAATTACCAAAAGCTTGAAGTTGTTTTTTTGTAAATGTTTCAACACCAGATGCTATTTTAACTCCGTCTTCTCCTAGTTTTTGCCTGTCCTCAGCTACTTTATAAGCGCTATCCCAATCTTTAGCAGCGATACCCCAGTTAGCAATATTGTCTTTTGCTTTTTGAATAAATTTTAAAAATTCATTAGGCCTCATACCTCCTCGCTTAACGATACCATTCAGTGTGGTTACCTGCTCTCTCATTTGATTTGCAAGCATAGCCACAGTATCCCCCATGGTTTGGGAGTTATATGCATCTGCTTTTTCAAGTTGGTTTAATACCGCGTCTGTTTCATCATCAATCTCCTTCTTTCTAGCCTCTCTATCTTCAGCTATTTTATTAAAAGTTTGATTTATGCCTCTCGACATTTGATTCCAGTTAACCTGGGTATTTTCTCTTCCTTGATATATCTGGTAGTCAGATACGGTTTGGGTTCTGCTAAATTCGTTTGCCATAATTTTTTTTTAAACTGTAGAATTACTCATTCTGTCTAGGTATGCTTTATCCGCATCAGTTTGATTATTACCAAATAAAGGAGCTAAATTAGCTACACCTAAAGCGGTGTCAGCTACGCCTTGAAAACCTTCCATCCTAGCTTTGGCAGCGTTTTGTGCTGACTCTTTCGCTATTAACTCTTGATCTTTAGCGTAACCTAAATCCATTGCTTTTAAATCTTGATTTATAGCATCTTTAGCGTCGGCTTTCATTTTTGCATTTTTCTCTAAATCCTTCTGCATTGTAAGCCTAGTTTTCTCTGTGTTTGCGTCGGCTTCTTGTTGCACAAGACCTATACCGGCCGCTAAATTTCTAGGGTCACCTTCTTGAAGAGCCTGTATGTTCTGATTTTGAGTAGCTAAGTTTGTGTCCTTAGCAAATTGATAAGCTTCTCTAGAAACGTTTAATCCAGCATAAAAATCTTTTTCTGCTTTTTTTCTAGCTGCCGCCATAGCTCTTTCAGATTCTCTTTGAGCTTTAGCAGCCATATCTGCTTGCTTAGACGCTTGACTAAAAGACCCTATTGTTCCTGCCGCGGAAGAAGCTACTCCCACTACTGCTGCTGTTGTAACTGCCATATTATAATTTTTTAATCATTTCTGTTGAGTAAGTAGACGCTTCCTTATAACCCACCTTCTTGTAAACATTTATAAGAGGTTTGTTTTTTATTAAAGCGTATACATATTTTTTATTTAAATTTTTAGCTTGGTCGGTAATAGTTTGTACCAATAAAGCTAAAGCTTTTTTTCTGTTATCCCTATCTTTATAGTGAATATTTGATATTATCCAATCGCACCATACAGCCGTAGAATTAGTTGTGTACATAAAACCTGCACAAATAGGTATCTTTCCGTCATAAACCATATACCCACCAGTTCCGTTTTCTGGTAAAAAATCTTTTGCCGGAGGAGTCCACCTCCAGTCATTCCACCAGTCGACTAAAATAGCATCATAATCCGTTACTTTTAAAGGCTGTATATTTAATTCCATTTAAAGCAAAGATAATAAAAATCTATGGATAACTTTTCATCACACTACTACCGACAGAAAATAGCTCTACTGGATCTCTTGAGTCGTTTTCTAACTTAAATTGTAAGAAGTAACCTCTTGCTCCATGGGACTCAGCCATAGAGTCTTTTATGTACATAAAAAATGCTCCTGTCCCTGGAGGCGTAGTTCCTGTTGAATTGTCAATTATAACGCTAGTACTTGTTAATCCTGTAACAACTCCTGCTAGCTGAGGATCTCCAGTTGCTACCGGAGGCGTGCCTGTTAATTCAACAAAATAAACAAAGTCACCTATAGATATTATAGACCCTACAGGTACTGAAAAGTTTATAGTTGTGGTAGTACCTTGAACAGTAAATGAATTTGTAGAACCTAAACCATTTGCTGACCTCATTAACCAGTTTGTTTGTCCTGCATTTGTTCTTAAGAAACTAAACCATTCACCTTCTTTTTGTACAAAATAAGTTTCTAACATACCCCCTGGCGTTCCGTCCGTAATATCTGTAAACAACTCCGTACAAGCCCATCTTGCCTGCTCGGTGTCTGGGACTGTTGTATTGGATTCGTAAGATAAAGTTTTAAATAACTTAATACTTAATGTTGGCTCTGGGTTGAAAGCGCTTGTAATTGTAGACGGAGAAAAAACACCGTAATATACATTTCTTTGAGAATTAGTATTGTGTCTATAAAGGTTGCCACCGCTAAAACTGTAAAAATAACTATTCATGCCTATCATAAACTCTGGATAATAAGAATAGAATGAAGGCCAACCACCAGTACCTTGTCTATCAAGTATCGCTGATGAATCTTTATTATATGATAATGTATATACTTCTGGCATAATTTATTTTTTAAGTTGGATCACAAGCTTGAATGCTAATTACTACACCATTCCTAACACCTATAACTTGATTGTTGTCCATATTATAATACGCTATTACGTTTGTGTCGTTTAAATAAGTAGACCCATCGCTTGTAGTAAAAACAAAGTTACCAACAACTGGTCTTTCGTTTGTATCTTGAGTAAAAGGTAAAGTACTACCTGTTGCGTTTCTAGCAAAATAATAATCTACTGTTGCGTTAGAACAACCAATCCCTGCTTGTGCAACACTAGCTGTAAATGTGGGTAGTGTTATAGGGCAGTCAACTTCATACCGAAAAGCAGTACCACACATGGGAGCATAAATATCTAACCTTAGTGTAGTTGGTGTAGCTGACCCTTTAGGAATTACAGCGGTAAAAACTGGGCTTCCGGTAGCAGCATATCCTATTTGGTTACTTACTACAGTTACATTAGTAGTTGTCCCTTGAGCAACATAACTACCAGAAATATAAGTATAATTTTCTGGCGCACCACCCGCTGTAGGGCAAGTTGCAGTGGTATTATAAGGGCTATCACCTAGTAAGTTATTATTTGAATTTCCAACGTATGTAGGCAATCCTGTGCCTTGATTATTTATACCTGCATAATCAACATTATTGCCAGCTCCATCTATTAATGTAGACCCATTATTACCAGCGCAAGTTAATCTGTTGTAATGTGTTGAGTTCCAAATAACATCCACACCGTCTGGAATAGAAGCTCCCATATAAAAGTATAAAATTATTGCTCCAGTACTATTAGCAACGTCAATATCAACTGTAAATAAACCATTCTGGTCGCTAATTGATGCCGCTACGCCCTCACCACATGGAACTAGACAAGCGCTGCAAGGTTGAGCATTTAACAATATACCATTTAATTGCTGTCTAACTATCTGTCCTTGAGCGTAAAATCCGTCTGGAGCTAAGTTGGTTAAAGCATTGTCAGTATATAAAGCATAAGCTTGAGCAAATGTATCTCCATCAAAACAATATGTTCCTAATTGTGCCATAAATTTAATTTTAAGTGCAAGTTACTAATTCTGTTACTATTCCGTTTGATGCACATCTAATATATTTATCAGATTCTGACTTATAATACCCAGCCTCTAAAGGAACAGCTTGACTGCTCTGGCAAGTACTAGATGAATAACAAAAATCTCCTACAGCTGGATAAGTGCCAGACCCAGTATGATAATACGTTTGACTTAATGGTTGGTCACATATAACACTTGTAGTAAACTGAACCAAGCTACATGGAAAAGCCACGCAATTAATATCACACTCACAGCAAGCATCTTCAGCGCTAGTTGCGTCATAACAAAATTGCTGACAAGAAGTTTTTCTGTAGTCATATATTAAATATAAATACTGATTATTGGTTGGTAAAGACAAATTAGCCACAGTAGCTTGATATAAATCAGCCGATGGACTTGTTACACTACTATTTGGTATTGTAGTCGCAGCAGTCAATAAAGCCGCAATGTCTGTTTGATTGTTTTCGTACAGAGTGTTTGAAGATAAATATTTAAAATTATCATCTGGATAACCCCAATCATAGTCGTCAAAGTTTATCTTATTAGACCTTAACGTAACATCTACACCATCATAAGGGAAAACACCTAAAGACCTAACGCCAACTTGAGTGTCATAAAAAGAAGCTACTAATGGATTACTTGCAAATTCAACTTGGTCACTATCTACAGGGCTTATATTACTGCCGTCATCCCAAAAATATTCAGCGTGAATAAATTTTCCAGATTCTTGAGAAGAGTTCATCACGACTTTTACTACAGTGATATTTTGTTCTGTTGGACAAGATAGTGTTGTAAAGAAAGATGCACTTGAAACAGCAGTAATAGTAACTACCGCATTTGTTGGTGTATTTAATCCTTTTGACCAAGTAAAGTTTCCAGAGCCTGTTAGCGTACCGCTTGTTGTTGTTGTTCCGTTCCATAAAACACTAATAGTAATAGAACCATTAGATATAGTGTAAGGAAATACAACATCCCCTATAACTTGACCAAAATCAACTGTAGCTACAATAGATTCTCCAGTAGGTAATAGCCCTCTGTTAATTTGAGTTCCACAGCTTATTACAACAGGAGGTATAGGAACTGGTATTGTGTTCATTCCCAAAACATATTCATCCATGTAAGGGTCGTATCCTCCTAATTTTTGAGTATTTAAGTTTTCAAAAAACCTATCTCTAAACCAAGATCTCATACCTGTATCGGAAATAACATTTAATCTATCGCTTTCTGGATTTGAGCCACTGAGCTGTATAACAGCTCCTCGTTTAGTATCAGTAAAGTACATATCATAACCGTATGCAACAAAACTTTCTGGATTAAAACTTATTCCAAACTCTTCTATACGAGCAACTTGCTCTCCTAAAACTTGAGGAACAGAGGTTACAACACCTCCTCCAACAGCATCAGTTAAAATATTTTTACCAGCATACACATAACTAATTCTATCCTCTTGAAGAGTTAGTATATCTGTTTTTCTTGCGTGCAATACCTGTATCGGCCCAAAAGATGTTTCACAATCTTTAAAATTAACAAGCCCTAAATTAAATTCGTTTAAGTTGTTAGTTCCAGAATTACTGCTAAATATACCGCTATATGTTAAGCCTTCAAATCTATCAGACTCTTTATAGTCTTGATTAGAAACAGCTAAAGTTCTTTCGCCAAGCTGCATCTCTTTAGCGGCTAACTGGTCTTTTATTTTATAACTTTCTACTCCATTTCCAAAAGTGTAGCAATCCGAAAAATTTAAAGTAATTACCGCATCCTGCGTAGCTGTTTGATTTTGATCTCCATTATCCACATCTGTTCCAGACATATGAAAACCTCCCTCAATATCATACATTTCACTTGCGTCATAGTAAAGCTCTGGATTAGCATCGTCTGGCTCGCTTTCAAAAACCATTAAAGTATTAGCTCTAAAAACAACTATTTCAACTTCAACTGAAGACTTTCTGTTACTACCAAAAAGTCTATTACATCCTGGAGTACCATTCTTAATACCAAAATAAAGAGGTGAAGAAGGGTCGCCTGGAATGTCTTGACAAAAACCTAAATTTGATTGCCAAGAGCAAGGAAGGTTATTTGCAAAACCGTAAGGGTTGTTAAAAAATGGAAGTCCAGGAGGTGTGCTAACTGGAAAATATTGTGAATTATAAACAGCAGGAGTTTCATCCGTATCCCATCCTGCTGTAGCTCCAGGCTCAGCTAAATTAATATTTATATTATCTCCATCGTACCATCTTTTTAAATCAGCATAATCTCTTGTTGCTACAAACTGTTGTTCCCAAGTCCAGGTTCTTTCCTCACAACTTCGAGAGCCTTGTCTTCTATGGTGTCTAAAATATAATTTTATAACCGACCCACCTGGTACATCATAGTTTGTTGTGTTTCCGTCTGCATCTGTTAAAAAACATGGGTATCCAACATTTTTTAGTATCGTTATACTTCCACACCCAGAGGTGCTACCAGCTCCGGCCTTTTGGTTTCCAAACTCCACGACAGAGTCATCTGGTATAGTTACATTAAAGTTTTGATTTTTAACCTCCATGTATAAACCAGATAACTGACTGCTTTCATCAAAACCAGCCTCACCAGCATCTTTTAAAAAGTCTGTAGACTGAGGAGCTACTTCTAAAACCTTTACTTTTTCAACTCTTGTTAAAGGGCCGTCAACATCTGCTTTAACAATTAAGGTTTCTCCTTTTTCAACCTTATTAGCGTTATCACCTTCTAACTTAAAAAATATCATATTATCAGAAGGTCTAACATAATAAAAGTTGCTAAATATAGTGTTATAAGTACCTAAACTTGGTTTTACAACAAATTTATATTTACTAGCCCAGTAAGGAGGTAGACTGCTTAGTTGAACTTGAATCTTATTTACGTTTACTGAATTGGCTGGAGATATGTAAACTGTATTGTACTCAGAAACCAAAACTGTAGATGCTCTAGCGTACTCATCCATATACACTATGCCTGTTTCAAAATCTCTATTACTATGCAAGCTAGAGGTGTCTATATCAGAAGTAAATGAAGTTTCAACCATTACAAATCTGAAATATTCAAAAATGTTGGTCACCACCGGAGGGGTTTGAGTTTGATCTGTAGCTCTATAATTCATTGCAATAAGCTGCAACTCAAACGTAGTGCTTCCTGGCGACACTCCAGTAAGTGCAATTCCTTGTTGCTGAGTTGTGTCGGTTATACTACTATTAAACTTGCTAAACGTACACTCTAAAGCTGGAGAGCTTAATTCATTATTAAATATATCGGTAAATGAACTCCCTTGGTCAGCAGTTGCTAAAGGATTAAACCTTCCCTCTGCCAACGTACCTGTACCAACCGCATCTAAAAATAATGCTGATGAACACAAGTCATATACGGTTTGATAATCCTGGTCTAAAACCATTGAAAAAGTTAAGTCAATAACTCCATTAGAAAACTCTTGATTAGCATCCCAGCAATCAGTAGAAGAGTCATCCACTGTAAGCTCAGCATGTTCAATTCTTATGTTAAACTGAATAGTTGAAGAGGCTTTTAACTTACTTTCTATCTCCGCTAAGTCTATTGTTACCTTACAATTTTCTATGCTAACATTGCTGCCAGAAATTGTATATGTTTCTCCATCTCCAGGAGTACCAAAGGGTAATTCTTGAAATTCAATATTAAGAGGTAAATAGCTCGTGCTATAATCTAAAGATATATTTGGGCCATCAGCTGAATTTCTTGTAAAATTATATCCGTCCACATAATTACCATATATCAACCTGTTACCCATCATGGTTTGAGCTTTTGCAAACCTAGGCACATTATCATACAGCCTTAAAAGTTCATCATTACCTAATACTGTATATATTTTACTATTTGTAAAAGTATATGTTCTTTGAGTGTTATCAGCCCAACCGTAGTCTTCTTTTTTAAATCTTTCAATAACATATATAACATTAGACGTTGTGTCTTTATATAGTAAGTCAATTTCAGTAACTCTTTTACTACCGGTACTAAAGCTAATTATCGCTCCATTAAATCTATTTACCATACCTGCATTTATGTAGTTTCTGGTATCAAATACAAAATCTGAAGTAGCAAAAGCCGGTTCGGTAAACAAGGAGGTAGCACTGTATCCTCCATTTGAATATCTGTATCTATATGCAAAACATATAAATCTTTCTTTCATATAATTTTCTTCTCCAGGTAGAGTTATTAACTCTACACCAGGTACAGGTAAAGGCACATTTGTTCCTACCACATCTTCAAACCCAGGCGGTTTAAGTATTACGTTTATATCTTCATCTACTATTTGGTCAGCTCCATTTTGATCTGGATAAGGATAGCTTTTTGTTACATCTATAAATCTAGGAGCGTTGTAGTCATCTGTGAAATATAAAAACTTAGCCTCTACTAAATTTACACCAGTTACTAAATATTCTGGATTAAAATTTAAAACACTTGTAGATATAACATGATATTGAATAATTTGGCTTGCAGTATTAAAAGACACTATTAAGTCTACCACTGGGAACTTTTGAAAAACTGTATTTGCAGGGTCGTGAACAAACCAATATACGGTTTCATTTTGACCATCCTGGAAAGCTCCAATACAAGTTGCACTAGAAGATAAAGGCTGACCGGCAAACTGTAAAGTAGTTAGTTGCTCATTACCTATAGAGTTTTCTACCGCTCCAATCTCTGTTGTTTCAGTAGCTCCCAAGCGAACATTCATCGCGTCTATATATTCTCCAGGCGGAAGAAGTCTTTCGTCAATAGACTTGTTCATTCTTCCTGCCACAAAGTTTGTAGTAGTTATTGCCATATTATTTTATCCACTTATTTTGACCTCTCATATTCATTAATAATCGGCCTGGGTGTATATTACTTAATCTTAATTTTGCATTTCTTAAAAGGGATGACTTATCTTTTCTAGCTCTATTTATAACGTATTCAGTAACTCCTATTCTTGAATTTAATATAGAAAATTTTATATAAGCATATATATATTCTTCAAATAATTTATTAAGTTTTATATCACTGTTATTCCCATTCTCCATTCCGTCAGAAACATATTCTAAAACAACTGAAGAAGACGCAAGCATATTGCTAAAATTAATAACTCCAGCTTGCTTATTAATACTAAACGTAGGATTAGAATTTGCAGTTTCTGTGTTTAATCCAAATCGAGATCCAATCGCGTAATCAAAATACCAACATCCATCTATACACCACCCCTCAGCTCCATTATAAGGGCTGTTTTCATTTAAATATATACTACGCCCTGTTGCAGACATAGAGCTTAAATCCAACTCCGAATCCTGTGGTCTAAGCACATTTCCGTCTTGGTCAAATAAAATATTAGAATCATTGTCTTGCAAATAAGCATTACTCCAAGTGGTTTGTATGTTTTCAGTTAAAGGTTTTAATACACCGTCCACAAACTGAGATATTCTAACCCAATTAACATAGTCTTGAGGTAAAACAAACCTTAATTGATTAGTAACGTCTAATTGAAGGATTTTTATTTCCTTCATTGCGTCATAGTTTAGTTCCTGTATTCCTCTTTTTGCGTGAAATAAAACTTGATAACGATTTATATTGTTTATCAATTCGTGATTCCCTTGATACATTAACATAAAATTGTTAACTATATCTGACAGTGAAACATACTGATAAGAACCCCAGTTTTGATCATTTGGATTGTTTCCAGAATTTTGATAATATGCGTAATCTGTAATGTAAGCCATAGTTTATTTTTTATTGTTGCTGAGCATTTTCTAAAACCTCTTGGTCTTTTCCAAAATCGTAAACATCTTGCTCTCTTATTTCTATTCCTATAAATTGACATATCTTATAAACCAATGTAGGCTCATCAGATAAAGGTAATTCAAAATCTTGATAATCAGCTTGAGTAGGGTCAAACAAAGGCTCTCCTGCTACTAATGAAGCATATGTCCAGTTAGGGTCAAGAGGATATCTGACGTACTGAGAAGTAAACTGACCTATTTTATTTACACTGTTAGGATACGCTTGAGCAACTAATGCATCTTGAGTATATGCAGGGTAATCAATAGTTGGTTGTGTTAGTATAGAGTTATTCAACAAAGTTATTTTAGCTTGAGATACTCTTTCAGCATCTACAATATCATTTGCAGAATATATATTATATGTTTTTCCCACAGCATTCCACACCAGCGCACCAGTCGTTGGAAAAACCAAAAGATTAGTTGCGCTAACAACTTGAGAAATTACTGTATTATAAACCACTCCTCCTGTAATAGTAGAAACTATATCTCCAGGCGATACTCCTGCTGCAATAAAATCTGCCGTAGTGTCGTTCACAGCCAAAGATGCACCATTTATTGATGTTGTAGTTCCTGCCGCTAACTCTTTTGTATATACCATCATTTTATTAATTAAATAATAGTCTGCTGGTAAAGTATAAAAATTAGTTAGAATACCGCCCTGCGGTGTTGTAGCGGTGTTTAATAAAGGCCCTAGTACATAAAATGTATCAATAACTTCAGCAAGCCCTTTAGTTATGTCAGCATATCCAGTTCCAGACTGTCTTAGGTTTTCTTGAGTTAATTGATTATTATACTGGTAAAAATAATTCTCAAACATATCAAGCTGAGCCTGTTTAGCATACAGGTTAAAATCTTGAGGAGAAATATATCCATAGTTGTTTTTATTAGCAATAGCTAACACCGTATTCCTTACATCATTTATAGGCATAACTTCTTGTTTTTACAAAGATAGCAAAAAAAAAAGAGGCTACTTTTTTTTGTAACCTCTCTTAATTTTGTTAGTAAATTTTGCTTATGCAGAATACTCAACTTCAATTTGGTTCACAGCTGTGATAACATATTTTGGTTGAAGAACATAAAACGGATTTGTCCAACTTGTTTGTAAAGCCATTTCAATAGCGTCTACAATACTGTTTAACTGCTCTTTAGTTTTAGCTGCGTCGGCTGCCGTAGTAGCAACAATTTCTACTCCTAAAACCTCAGA